CACACCGATCCCGTGATCATGGGTAAAGGGCAGGACCAGACACTTCCCTGCCGCCACCTTCAAGAGCTTCTTGGACAGTTGGTGGTTCTGGAGAATCCCAACCGTCTTGGTTTCGATCCAAGTATGAGCAGGCATAGCTCAACCTCCTTTAAATTCGTCGCATTTTTGCTGATTGTTTACGTTCTTCTTGAACTTCGTTTAAGACACCTCCCAAGGAAAAAGTCTCGGGTTCCACTACTTTTCGGGGCAACGTGGTGCCTCGTCCCATAACGGTATTGTTGTTCTGGGCAAGCCGGGCACGTTCCCTTTCCGCCTCCGTGGTCTGGACTACCTCGCCCTTGCGGCGCCGGACTTCGGCGGCGGCCCATTCAACTTGGGCCTCGATGGGCTGGCTCTGCAGTTCTTCGGGCACTCCCTTAGCTACGGCCCAAAACATGATATGGTCTGCTGTTCCAAGAGCTGCCGGATCATCCGTTACCCCTTGAAGTCCGGCCTTAGTAGCCAGTTCGGCGGCGGTTGAGCGAGTACGACTATGCCCCGTTTCTTGGCGCTGTTGGACGGTCTCAGTTTCCTTGACACGCAACCGCTCTTCCACTCGGCGGTCGATCATTTCGGCCAGAGCTTCATCGCTAATGGCCTTGGTGGAGCCGGTGGCCCCTCCCAATTTGGCCTTACGCCAGGCTTTGGCGACTTTCCGCTTGTAGTCCGGATCGTCCTCAGCAATCCCTTCGATTTCGTCGAGGGCTTTGGCGATACGGTCCTCTTCTTCAGCCTCAAGTTGTTCGGCGGTTTTGTCGGGCTCGGCGGGTTTGTCAAGCTCGACAGGCTTTTCCTTGTCGGCCAGCTTCTGACGAAGTGCGGCCAGTTCTTCGCGGGCCTGCTTGGCCTCTTCCGCCTTCTCGGTGGCAAACCTCTGGGTCTCCCGTGCCCCTGCCTCCGCTTCCTCCCAAGACTTGTACTTTTTCTCAGGTGGGGCAGGTGCCCCTTCAACCGGCTTTTCGGGTTGTACTGTCGGAGTCTCTGGGACTAAGACAGTCTCCGGGGTCTCCGGGGCTTCCGGAGCGTCCGGAACCTCCGGAGCATCCGGGTCAGGCGATTCCGCACCCGCGTGTTTAGCGATCATCTGCTGACGTTCCTTGTCCAGAAGGTCAGCCAGAGATCCTTCGTCTCCCGGCTGCAAAAGCTCTCCCGGGAGGTCAGCGTCGATCTGAGGATCTGTTACGGGTTCATCTGCCATTTGGGTATGCTCCTATCCGCCACGGGAATCCTTGCGGGCCATGGCAGGGGCAACAAAAAAGAGGGCAAGTCAGGTGGTTAGGCACCTAACTGCCCTCTTCTTGTTCTTGCGTCCCTCAACCGTTGGCCGACGGTTAAGGAAACCCCATTTTTATTTTACTGCTTTAGGTCGGAATCCCTTCTGGGGCGACCTCTGGTTCCTCAATGAAAGTTGATAGCTGCGGCCCCGCCACAGCATGCAAAAATTTCTCAGTTTCGCGGGGCAAAATTTCCAGTTTATAACGATAGTCCACTAAAACGGACAAAAGCGTCTTGATTGCTATGTCCTCGCTGGCCACCTGCAGGAGCCGTTTTCGGATTGCCTCAATAATATTCCGGAATTCCCGACTACCCTTTACCAGGTCGGCGCTCAGTTCCATGGCCTCATGTACTGCACTCGCGTGGCGAATCTGGGCAGCCGTCTTCCGATCCTGGTCTTTGGCAAGGGGTTTACCAGTGTCGATCCTGGTCTCAATCCCACCACCCATAGGTTGAAGGGACATCACTTCTCCTTTGACGCCGGGGTCGCTGGTTTTGGCGCCGGCGCCGCCGGGGGGTGCGTTGTGGCATCGGCTTGCGCCAGGGCCAGTTCGGTCTGGGCCAGGGTCAATAGCCTCCTGGCTTCCTCAGTTTCTGCCTTGCGCCGGGTAAGTTCGGTCTCGGCCAGGGTCAGGCTCCCTTGAAACTCGTCCCCGGGCGGGGCTGAGGGGCCTTCCGATTCTGGTATGCCCTCAGTCTGGGCTTTGGCCAGGGCCAGCTCTGCTTTGCCCTCATGCTCTTTCGCTTTAGCCAGGTTCATCTCAGCCTTGGCTTCCTCAGACCTGGCCTTCATTTCTACTAGAACGGCCTCGGCCTGCTGGGCCGCCTGCTGGGCTTGAACGGCCGCCTCCTGTTGAACCTGTTGAGATTTAGCCACTCGCCCGGCTGTGTCCTCGTCCACAAAAATCTTCTCATCCCGCAGGTTAAGGCGTTTCTCAAGGGCTTGGCAAAGCCGGTAAGGCTCCACATAAGGGTCAAACAGGCCGCCGTACTTTCCTTTCTCCATTAAGGGCAACACGATGTCTCGGATGCCATGAAGGATTTCCTGGTCTTTCAGCAACGCCGAAATGCCGGAAACCCGAAAGGCCCCGGAATTCAATTTCGGTAGCCGCAGGCCGGTGGGGACGGACGGGTCAGCGTACTTGTCCGCCACGTCGCGGCCCATAAGCCGGGCCAGTTCGTCATAGGTGATGTTGATAGCCACCGTCTCGGCGCCGGCGTGAATGGCATTGAGGGCCCCGTCCTCTAGATTCCGGCCCATGAGCCCCACAAGGAGATTGGACTGATCCAGGTTTTGGGCCGATTCCCGAGCCGTCACCTCTGCCCGATAACCCGGTAATCCCTGCATGGCATAGGTCATCCCGGTGCCATCGTTGAAACGCTGATCCGCAAAATTCATGTTGGCCAGGATGTCGCCTGTCTGAGACCGACGGTCCGATGTGCGGAAGGCCTGTTGCCCGGAAACCGTACCCTTGGTGAGGTACTGCTTGCCCGGGTAATTGTCCACATCCGTAGTGTCCACCAAGGCCGAGATGTCAACCTCTGAAGGGGGGTTGACAATCCAGTTGAGGTTATCGGCGTGGAGACAAAAGAGGGAATTCATAAAGTACCAGAGGCTTTTAATCCCCTGGATAAGTCCCCGGCCATCGAACCGCAGCAAATTCGGAAGAGGACTAAAGGCGGTCCCCGGCCACCTGATCGACGGGTAGGGGCTGGCCTGGGGTTCCCTGATCACCCGATCTCCTACCCAGGTGTATCTGGCATTACGGAGTAACAGTTCCCCCCGCCTGTCCAGAATCGTGCCCCAGAACTCCGAGGTCAGCACCGTTGATCTTGATCCGGACCGGTGCCAAACCATGTCTTTGCGCCGGTTAATTTCTTCCGGGGTCAGGTTGGGGTTGGACTTGGGGTCACCCCATTTGGTTCCCGGCCCCATAGCAGGGATATTCTGGTAAAGACCGTTATCCTCCCCGTCTTTCAGTACATAATAGTCCAGGTATTCTTGATGAACCCAATACATCCCCGACTGTGAATCCCGGGCCTCGGCATCCGGATCGCGATGGATGTTCCAAGGCGCCGCCAGGACGTATTCCAGCCCCTGGCCAGGGACCCATCTGGGGATCATCTCCATTGAGGTCCCAATAGCTCCCGCCATTTGGGTGGCATCGGTAAAGCGAATCGGAAAATTAGCATGTGCCCGGGAGAGCATTAGGCTCATAAGTTTCTGGTAAAATTTAGCCGCCTCTTCTTCCTGTTCGTTTTCGATAGCCAGGAACTCGGCGTCGAAGGCCTTGCGGATTACCCCTAAGAAAAACTGCACAGTAATGTAAGGCTTGGGGACAATCACCCGGGACTGCCAAGCCTCTTTTCTGGCGTAGTTGGGGGGTTCCTTCTCGTTGAAAACATCCCAACACTCTTGCTGTTCGAGCCGAATGTCCCGCATGGCTTCAACTGAGGCCTGGACACATTCCTCCCCGAATTTGACAAACCAGTCCTCGTCCTCCCGGCCATAAGCCTGGGTGGCTTCTTCACGCTCCGCAAGTTCCTGGGCGTCGATCTGGTCGAGGTTTTCGGTCATCTTCTCTACTTCTTGAAGGGCATCTTGGTAATGCCCTTGCTCACCACCCGGGGGGTCTTGCGCATCGGCAAACCCCTCTGGGGAGTGCCGGCATATTCATTGAGATCAGCCGGCTTCATAGACCCGGCGGTTTGGGCTGACGGACTTCCGGGCTTGGCGGTAGCCTCACCCTGCTTGACCGCTTTGGCGATATTCATGGCGACAGCCTGTTTCTTGCTCACTGCGGGCATGACCCTTCTCCTTCTGGTTTTGCCGACCCCCAAATCTGCTCCCAACCTTCCCGGTAGGCATCCGAGGAATGGCGGACAGTGGCCAAATCTCCCGTGGGGCAAGGCGGCTCCCCATTGTGCCCCTTCTCCGGGGTTACTTCCTGGCCAGTCAAGACGTTTTTGAACCCCTCCGTGGTCTTCGGAGTGCCGTCCAAATTCTTCCCTTCAAAAAACTTCAGGGGCCACCAGCCTCTGTAGCCACTGGTATTCATCACATCGCCCCCCTCACCGCGTAAGTCTGCACTCTGGCCTTGTTCCTCATGGCCAATTCCCGGTATTTCTTCATATCCACCTTCCGGTCCACCATTGGCAGGAGAACACAGCAAGCATTGGCCCAGGCATCGGCGAAATGGCTGGCAGAGTCCTTTTCCGGCTTTACGGTCTCGGCCCGGGTGACATTCCCCGAGTTGTCCGTCTTATAGTGCCACTGGCCATCAAGCGCCTTGTGGAGCAGAAGATTGTCTTGGGATAGATAAACCGCAGGAAGGCCCTGGATGCTGTGATTCAATGCGTAGGTGAAGCCCGCCTTCATGTGGTGCCACTTCGATGGGCCCGGCTGGAAAATCGTTCCGGGAAAAAACGACTCCACCACTTTAGCCGCGCTCTCCATGATGTTACTCTGGTCTGGCTGTTTCATGGTGCAGTCGCCGCCGACCCGCCATGATCTTGGCTTGTCCTTCCATTCCGGGTTGTTAATCATGGGGAGGACCTGGTTTTCGATGAGGGCTCGGATGTCGCCCCCTTCCAGGCGCAGGGTGTTCAAGAATATCAGGCGGCCAGTTTGCGTAATCTGACCCAGGACACACGCGGGGTTGTGCCATGAATCGAAAAAGGCGAATGAGACAAGCCCCTTGGCAGGGACCAGGCGCATGGGAGCCCGATGGATTAGCTCCTTGTAGTCCGGCGTTACCGCCTGCCCCACCTTGATCTTGGCAAACTTGCCCTCGACGTACCGGGCATAAGAGGCCGGGTCGTTGGCGTACATCTTCATTGCCGCTTGGCGAGCATCTTCCCCGAGTTCGGTGTTTTCCCCGTAAGGCACATGCCATATCTGCTTTTGGACCAGGGGGAAGTTAGGGTCGAAGTCCTCCTCTTCAATGAACCGGCGATAGGTCCAATGGTCCTCATCAGCAGGGTTCATGTCCACCAACAGGCGGCCGGGAGTGCCTTTCCTTCGGAGCGCCCGGATGACCGCCACGTTATAAACTTCCTCTGACAGACCAGCGTTAGCCTTGTCAGAGATGGGGGCCGGCTCGTTCAACCAGATCAGGGAGTATGCCGATGACCCCTGGAGTTTCCCCAAGCTGGCCGGATCATCAATGCCAAACAGATCCACGTCTATCCGGGGATTAGTAAAAATCGTCAGTTCTTTGAATTCATTCTTGAAACGATAGGCGTGGGGGTGATTCTCGAAAAACTCTTGAATAGATGGGACGATGCTTAACTTGATGTTTTCAAGAGTATCAC